AGTGGAACAAGCTCCAGCCTTTGATTGGCCGTAGTGATGGCAAGCCATCCGTAGCCCCGGCCAGCGACAAGCGTCCAGCGTTGAGCATGGCGATTGCCGAGCAGTTCGAAGAGCTGCCTGCGGAAGTAGAAGAATCACCCATTGTCGCCGAAGATAACTTCGACGATCTCGTTTAATCACTGAAATACCAACGACATATACTGAGGATCTACCATGAAACATACTTTCCAAAACGCCCGCATTTCCTTCCCGAACATCTTCGAACCGAAGGCTTCTGAAAGCGGTTCGCTGCAGTTCAGCGCGGCTTTCCTGTTCTCACCGGACCACCCTGGTATCGCCGGCCTCGATGCGGTGATCGACCAGGTGGGTAAAGCCAAGTGGGGCGATAAGTGGGGTGCGGTCAAGAAGGAGCTTAAGGCCGGCGACAAGCTGCTGACCCACAACGGCGATAGCAAAGCTTCCCTGGCCGGCTACGAGGGCAACCTGTACTTCAACGCTTACAACACTGTGCGTCCTACCGTCGTAGACCGCGATCGTAGCCCTCTGGTAGCCGCTGACGGCAAACCGTACTCCGGCTCCTACGTCAATGTGATCATCGACGTGTGGGCGCAGGAGAACAAGTATGGGAAGCGCGTAAACGCCCAGCTGCAAGGCATCCAGTTCGTCAAGGACGGCGAAGCGTTCTCCGGTGGCGGCACCTCGGCAGACGCCAGCGACTTTGAAGAGATCGCAGACGGCGCTGACGCAGACGACCTGGCATAAATCAACCGCCCGGTGAAAGCCGGGCAGCTTCAAGGAGATAAGTGATGACTATTGACGAACTGAAACAAGCGGTCCAAGACTTCTACGGCGACACTTCTCGCAGCCAGGAAGAAACACGCGATGCGCTGGAGGAACTCGCCAGTGACTTGGAAGCGATGATCGATTCGCTGAGCTGATCCGAGAGCAACACCAGAAGGCCCGGCTCTCGTCGGGCTTTTTGTTGACCGCTCGTCGGGATACGCAAGACAATACAAGTAATACGTTGTACATTTGCTTTAACGAAAACAAACGCAGGGAGTAACGGGAAATGTCAGGTTGCTACGAAACCTACTACACCAACGAAGGGCCGAAACGATGCGTAGATGGACACGAATGTCCTGACTGCCGGATCGGGGGTCTAGAGCAAGAAGTCTCGCTTTTCCGTTCGCTGCTTGAGGAAGTTCTGAACGAAGTGCCTCACGGTTGGGGCGAATCATTTACCGAAAGTGAATTGGCCGAACGCATCAGAGGAGCTTTAGAAGAATGAACATCGCATTCAGCATCCAGTGCTACAAGAAGCTCCGCGCCAAGGGCTACAAACCCGCCGCCGCGCTCTACGCAGCAAAGTTCTACAAATCGCGTTATCCGTTCATCAAGTAGGGAGAAAGGAAATGTCTGATCTAATTCGTTGCTCTACCTGCGAAGGCTGGGGCATCACATCCTACGAGAAAGACGGTTCACCGAACGCGTGTGAGCGTTGCGGAGGCGCCGGGAAGGTACCGGCCCCACCACCTCCCGTCTATATACCATCAGCGCGCGAGAAAGAACGCCAGAAGTTGGAGGACCTGGCGGAGAGTCTGAAAGGTTCCCAACTGTCCGATGTAGCCCAGTTGGCCCAATGCGTTCTTGATTACCTCGAAGGTGAATGCGATGAATTCGATTACTAAGCTCATAGCCGCTGCACTGCTCGTCAGCCTTACCGGCTGCTCTACCATTTTGAACGACCGCGTTACCGACGTGAGCGTGCTGTCTGAGCCCTCCGGCCAGCGCTACAGCATCACCGACGAAGACGGTAAGCGTGTGCGCACCGGCACTACGCCTGACCAGATCAAGCTGGACGCAGCGGCCGGGTTCTTCGATGGGCAGACCTACCAGGTTAAGTACGAGGACGGCAAGACAGCGGAACTCGACTCGCACACCACGCCTTGGTACTGGGTCGGCTTCTGCATCACAGTCGTTTCCGGCTTCATCGTCGACCCGCTGACCGGCGATATGTTCAGCCTTCCTGCGGAGGTGTCGAATGTTAACCCCGATCGTTCTTAACGGTTACGTCCAGTGGGTTCACCCGTGGCGCGCTGCGCAAGGCCAAGCTGTCTACTTGTACGAGGAAGAATTCAATACCCCGTACTGCCCAATCCAATTCGAGGTGCGCAATGACTCCGTTTGAGCTTGGCTACCAGGCGTTCCTTAAGGGTATGAGCCGCGACGAGAACCCGTTCGATAAGGACGATTCGCCATGGTCCCTTGGCAAGTGGATCGAGGGTTGGAACAAGGCGTATCGCGCACGGCAGGAGAAGCAGACATGATTTGGTATTTCTTAGCAGGCTGGTTTGTCCTTTCACTTTTAACCGCCGGCGTTCTGACGTGGTTTATCCGTCGCGACAAACTGTATTCAGGAGAAGAGTGATGAACTCTTTTTACGGTGGAGTTTGTGCTAAGCATCCTGAGCTTGCCGGCCGGCGGTACTCACTGAACAACAACTGCATCAAGTGCCACAACGCACGAAGCCGTGCGCGTTACGCCAAACGCAAAGAGCTATTGGAGGAGCTGCTAGAGGCAGCGCACCAAGCGCGCCAGTGGTCACCCAGGCTGGATAAAGCACTGAAGGAGTACGGGTATGGCGAGGCCTGAAATACCCCTGGCCGACCTGGCCTTTGCATACGAACTCCGCTGCCAGGGGCTCTCGTGGAAAGACGTAACGCGCCACGTATCCTGGGAACGCACCGCGCTGATAAAGGGCATCGCCCGGCGCATGAATTAGGAGAAGGGAAATGTCTGGAGTACCTCCAAGCCTCACCGCTATGAAAGCTGAGGTTAAAGACTTGAAGAAAGCGTCAGGAAAAAAGCACAGCGAATGCCTAGAGATCGTAGCTAGAAGCTACGGCTTTCCTAACTTCAATGGTGCCGTATCGTTTTATACACGCTGCGGTAAAGTCTGATGGACCTGTCTAAATGCATTTTCCTCGACACGGAAACCTTCTGCGAAACGCCCATCAACAACGGGACGCACCGTTATGCAGAAGGCGCCGAGATCATCATGTGGCAGTGGGCAGTGGGCAGTGGGCCTGTCGAGATTCGCGACGGAGATGAAGATGTCTCGGATCTAATGGAGCTACTGGCAGATCCGTCTTACGAGAAGGTGATCCAGAACAGCGCGTTCGACCGTACCGTAATGACTCACGCGATCGGCTTTACGATTCCGGTAGAAGAGACGTTCGATACGATGGTCTGTGCTATGGCGCACTCATTGCCAGGCGCTTTAGAGAAGCTGGGGGACATCCTAGGGGTCGCGAAGGACAAGGCGAAGGACAAGGCCGGTAAGGCGCTGATCCAGTTGTTCTGCAAACCACGGCCAAAGAATCAGATCCTCCGGCGCGCGACTAAAGAAACGCATCCTGTCGAGTGGGAAGCTTTTCGCGAGTACGGGCGTCTCGACATCGAGGCGATGCGCGAAATTTACAAGAAGCTGCCGCGGTGGAATTACCGTGGTTTCGAGCGGGACCTATGGGCACTGGACCAAAAGATTAACGAGCGTGGGGTAATGCTAGACATAGATCTAGCGCACGCGGCCATTCGAGCGAGCGAGCGAGCGCAAAAGCAGTTGGCGAAGCAGGCGCACGATATGACCTCTGGTGCTGTGACCAGTGCTAACCAGCGAGATCGAATGCTCGAGCACATATTGGAAGAATACGGTATCGCGCTGGCGGACTTAAAAGGCTCGACAATCGAAAAGACCCTGGCCGATGTCGACATACCGTTCGAACTCAAAGAGCTTCTGATGGTGCGCGTAGAAGCCTCTCGCACCAGTGTATCGAAGTACAAGCGGGTTATCTCAGGGTCTAGCAGCGACGGGCGTATGCGCGGTACGGCGGCCTTCTGTGGTGCTCTACGGACGGGCCGGTGGGCTGGCCGGCTTTTGCAGTTACAGAACTGTCCCCGTCCTACGATCAAAAACAAAGAAATCGATCTATGGATCGAAGCCCTTAAAGCGGATGCGGAAGATTTGGTATGAAGGCGATTTTCCTGTACGACTACACCGGCCTTATGGCCGTACCTTGGCTGGAAGCCGGCTACGAATGCTGGCTGTTTGATGGGCAACATGCCGACGGTATTACACGCGATGGCAATTTGGTCAAGGTAGGAATGTGGTTCCATCACGACCAGTTGGAAAAGCACGCCGAAGACATCGCGCAAATGGTCGGGCCGGGCGTTGTTCACATTTTCTCGTTCCCGGAATGCACAGACATGACTAATGCCGGCTCGGGGAGCTGGGCCAAGAAACGTTCAGAGAATCCGAACTTCCTTATCGAAGCCTCCACCTTGGCCAAACTGGCTCCCGCTGTTGCGAAAGCTACAGGCTGCGAATGCTGGGCCGCAGAAAATCCGGTAGGCCTGCTTTCATCGCTCTGGCGCAAACCTAACTTTTGGTTCAATCCGTGCGACTACGGACGCTACCTGCCGTCGAACGATGAGCATCCGCTTTACCCGCAGATATATCCGCCTCGTGACGCCTACAACAAGAAGACGGGCATATGGGCAGGCCCCGGGTACAGAAAGCCCCCGCCGATGCGCCTTGAGCCTCTGTACAAAGACAATCCCGGATGGAAGAAATGTGGAGGGAAATCTACCCGCACTAAAAACATTCGTAGCGCCACACCTAGAGGCTTCAGCCTTGCTAACTTCCAGGCAAATGCCCCGCACTTGAGGGATCTCGTATGACAACAGTAATGGAAGCGTGCAGCAGCGCGGTTCGCGGTCTTATAATCGCACCTTCTAAAAAGAAACTGGTTATAGCAGATTTGTCAAATATTGAGGGCCGAGTCCTAGCATGGCTAGCCGGTGAGGAATGGAAGCTCCAGGCGTTCCGTGAGTACGACACGCAGATGGGCCTAGACGGCCGCTGGTACAGCGGAGACGAGCTGCGAGCGGCTGCCCTAGCCGGTACGCCGGTTCCAGTTGAGCTTAATGCTAAGGGCGATCCGGTGACGCTCGGTTCTGACCTGTACAAGCTCGCTTACGCTAAGGCGTTCGGCGTAAGCGTCGATGAAGTCGATGGCATGATGCGGCAGATCGGCAAGACCATGGAACTAGCCTGCCTGGGCGGCGACACCCTTGTACTGACGAAAGAGAAGGGTTACATTCAGCTTCGGGATGTAACTACAGACGTTCAGTTATGGGATGGTGAAGAGTGGGTAAGACATCAGGGTTTGGTTCGGAGAGGTGTGAAGCCGGTTGTACGTGTCGCCGGCATTCTGGCAACGCCGGATCATTTGATCAAAACCCAGCAAACGTGGAAGCCGGCCGGGCAACTCGCTATGTGCGAAAACACCCTCTCCCAAGCGTTGGCGACAGGTTCGAAGAACTTACCGTGGTCGGTCACGACACAGCCGGAAAATTTAACAGGCCAGTTGTTGTGGTGCAGTGCTCCTGCGGAGCGATCCCCCACAACGTCTACGATTACAACCTGCGCAACGGCAAATCGACGAGGTGTAATGCCTGCGCCAAGAAGAAAGCCGGACACTGGCGCAAGAACTATTGGGCTTACGCTGACGTCGTGCCTTCAGACGATCATCGGCGCCGCTTGCTGGGCCGTATATCCGCCTGCGTCAATCGTTGCCACAACCCCAAGGATGGCGGCTACAAGAACTACGGGGGTCGAGGCATTCACGTCTACGAACCTTGGCGGGAAGACCGGCGCGCTTTCCTCGCGTATATCGTCACCCTGGAAAACTGGGATATCGCGTCTTACGAACTGGATCGGGAAGACGTTAACAAAGGGTATGAGCCGGGAAACCTTCGCTTCATCACACGAACGGAAAACGCGCAGAACCGAAGAAAAATCGGCACCATGCAGAAAACCATCATGCGACTCGAAGCTGAGAATAGAGACTTACGACATCGCCTTCTGCGGGCCGAGGAACTGCTTCTCGATTCTCTCTGACCGTGGCCCACTGATCGCCCACAATTGCGGATATGCCGGTGGTGTAGGTGCCTTTATTACCTTCTCCCTAGCGTTCAATATTGACCTAGAAGCAATGGCCGAGAAGGCGGTTAGCACGATTCCGAAGACGACCCTCGATGAGGCGGCTAGCTTCCTTGAATGGCAGCTCGGCCAGGGGAAGAGCCAGTACGGGTTGAGCGATCAAGCGTTCATCGTCTGCGATAGCTTCAAGCGCCTGTGGCGCGAGGCGCATCCGAATGTCGCGAGCTACTGGAAAGAGCTGGAGAACGCCTGCAGGAATGCAATCAACAACCCAGGGCAGACGTTGACGTGCCGCATGCACAAGGTTCGCCGCGACGGCGCTTGGCTTCGGGTGATGCTGCCAAGTGGTCGATACCTCTGCTATCCGTCGCCTCGCGTCGAAGACGACGGTCAAATCACGTTCATGGGCATCAATCAATATTCCCGAAAATGGGAGAGATTGCGTACATATTCCGGGAAATTGGCGGAAAACACTACGCAAGCAGTCGCAAGGGATGTACTAGCCCACTCAATGCCGAGGATCGAAGCATGGCGTCCATAGAGTTCGAATCAGCCCTGGAGATCGTCGTAACGGTACACGACGAAGTTATCTGCGAAGCCCCCGATGATCCCGCTTTCTCCCATTCAATCCTTTCGGCCCTCATGGCTCAAGGGGAAGACTGGACAGAAGGCCTACCGCTCGCCGCCGCCGGCTTCGAGGCGTATCGCTACAGGAAAGGTTGACTACAAGTCGAATCTTGCATAAGCTTGCGATACTTAAACCGAATCAGGAGAAGGGAAATGACTTTTTATTGCGCAGACCACGTTCGTATAGCCGTTGATTTGGGACAGTGCATGTCGCATTTCCCCAAGGATCAAGAAGCGATTGTTCAGTACTCCTACTTCGACAAATATGGCTTCGGGAGCAAAACCAGCTATTCGGTTCTTCTTAAAGGGCGGGGATCCTGCGCTTGGTATGAAGAGCATCAGCTCACTCTAATTGCCCAGTCGCAGCATGACCTTATGACAGCTTGGGAATCGGAACTGGCGCCATCTAAACCCGATCCGGTCTATGCAATTCCGTGGATTGAAGACCCAGCTATCAAAGCTCTGCGCGTCGATCTGTACGAATGCAAGGAGCGTCCGGCTCTGCTCCTAAAACCTTTCGAACCTAAGAACGCGATCGAATACGCGTGGATCCCTCAAACCATCGGCGATCAGATTTGGGTCGTGTACCGATTCGCCAATGCGGCAGACGCGGAAGCATGGGCAGCATCGCTTTCACCGCAACTGGCCGGTTGGCTGGACGACAAAGTAAAAGGCGCCGCGCAGCAATACGGCTTCAAAACCTATCAGCCTTGAGGAACGCAAAATGCTAGAACGCGATATCGAAGCCTACCTCGTCAAGCGCTGCAAAGAGATTGACGCGCTTTGCGACAAGTTCACCAGTCCACAGCGACGTTCGGTCCCCGATCGGCTGATCACATTCGGCGGGCGCGTGTTGTTCATTGAGCTGAAAGCGACCGGCAAAAAGCCTACCGAAGCTCAGGTGCGCGACCACGAGCGTCGCCGTGCCGCGGGCGCCGAAGTGGTTTGGCTGGATAGTAAAGAGGGTGTGGATTCCGTTCTTAGACGTCTTGGAAATGGTTTGCCGATAGTGGTGCACAATGACTTCAGGGTGTTTTGAGTATGGCAATTGACTATAAACCTCACGTCTATCAGGGCTTGATCATGTCTGCGATCCACGCGACCAAGCGCTTGGCCGTGTGGGCTGGCATGGGCCTCGGCAAGAGTGTAAGCACGGCAACGGCGCTGGAAGATCTGTCGCTTACTGAGGATGTTTACCCCGTGCTCATCGTCGCGCCGTTGCGCGTTGCGCGTACCACTTGGCCACAGGAGTACCGAAAGTGGAACCATCTCAAGCATCGCAACGTCGTGACGATCTGCGGTTCTGCGAAGGAACGCCAAGCGGCACTGCGCACTAAGTCGGATATCTACACGGTCAACTTCGAACAGCTCGAATGGTTGGTCGAGCAGCTAGGCGACAAGTGGCCGTTCCGCACAGTGGTAGTCGACGAAGCGACCAAGTTGAAGGGCTTCCGGCTGCGCCAGGGTACGCGTCGTGCAAAGGCATTGGCCCGTGTTGCGCATACCAAGATCAAGCGAATCATTCTACTGACCGGTACGCCGAGCCCTAACGGCCTCCAAGACCTTTGGGGGCAGATGTGGTTCGTTGACAAAGGTGATCGCCTCGGCCGCACCTACGATGCCTTCAAGCAACGTTGGTTCAGGGCTTCGCATACCGGCTTTGGCGTTGAGGCGACCGAGCGGGCGCAAGAGCAGATCCAGAAAGCTTTGGGCGACGTGTGTATCACGATCGACGCCGCAGATTGGTTCGACCTCAAAGAGCCGATCGTGAACGTGATCCGCGTAGAGCTGCCGCCGGCCGCGCGAGTCCTCTACAAGAACATGGAGAAGCAGATGTTTATGGACCTGGAAGGGTCGCAGGTCGAAGCGTTGAACGCCGCCGCTAAGACGCAGAAGTGTTTGCAGATCGCTTCCGGCGCAGCCTACGTAGAAGGCGGTCCGCAGTGGAAAAAGATCCACGACGAGAAGCTGAATGCTCTAGAGGAGATCCTAGAAGAAGCCGCCGGTATGCCGGTCCTCGTCGCGTATCACTTTCAAAGCGATCTGGCGCGTCTCCTGTCGCGTTTCCCACAAGGCCGACACCTGGACAAGAAGCCCGAGACGATCGACGCCTGGAACGCCGGAGAGATCCCGATTATGTTCGCCCACCCGGCCAGTGCGGGGCACGGTTTGAACCTGCAGGACGGGGGCAACATTCTGGTGTTCTTCAGCGTCAACTGGAACTTGGAAGAACACCAGCAAATCATCGAGCGGAACGGCCCGGTGCGCCAGTTGCAGGCCGGGCACAACCGTCCGGTGTTCCACCATTTCATCCTGGCTGCAGACACCGTGGACGAATTGGTGCTGGAGCGCCTGCAAACCAAACGCGAGGTTCAGGAAATCTTGCTTCGAGCGATGCGCGATCGAGGCTTTAACCCAATTGAGGATGCAGCATGATGATCGAGGACGAACACGGCCGCTTAAGGCCGGACGACTCTAACAAGTGGCAATGTCACACCCATGGCGGCTTATACCCTTATGCGGAGAACTGTCCGCAATGCGAAGCCGATGAAGTCGCTGCGCGCAAGACTTTTCTAGAAGGGACAGCGGCGCAGAAAACCGGCGGCAGCGTGGATTACTACAAATGTCACGTCGCGGACCCCATTGACCCTAATAACCCTCCGTACACCGCCGAGAGCATCGACATTATCGAAGCACTCGGTATGACCTTCGCGGAAGGCGAAGCGTTTAAAGCGATCTGGCGCACTTGCACTGGCCGCATGGGCGGCGCGGTAAAGGCAGACAACAAAGCGTTATACAACGCTGAGAAAGTCGAATTCTTCGGCGCCCGCATGGTGCGGGCCGCGAAAAGGAGTGAAGAATAATGGTACTTGGGTGGAATATTCAGGATCTTCTGTACGGCAAAAAGCGAGCGCCTAAAACCCGTTTGCCAAAAGGCTTTCGCGCTAAGCATAAAGCCAAACGTAAAGCGCAACGCATAGCGAGGAGAGCCAAATGAAAAGGCGTTACGCATTTCTTGTCGTGCTTACGTGCTCGATTATCTTAGGCGCATTTCATCCCTCGCCAGACGCGCACGCCATCTGCTATGGCATCGGGCTAGGTTCTCTCGCGTCCCTAACTCTACACTGGGCGCTAGCATGAAAATTCTAGCCATGCTCTACATGCTAACCGCAAACGGCCCGGTGCCAGTGGCCGCGTACTTCACGCAGGACGCCCAGGTTATCTGCCGGGCGACAGCCGCTGCGCAAAATGCAACTGAGGAAGAGGAGTATTACTGTGAGTGAATTATTCTTTGTGACGGTATTTTCCGTCTTCGCGTTTTGGGTAGGCTACAACTACCCGCGGGACGTAGAGATCGAATCGACTAAGCCGATTGAGTTCCAGTATGAGGTTACGCCGGAGGCGGCGAAGTACCTAGTCCAAAAAGCTTTCGCAGGCTGCCCTACTTCTGCTGACTAGAACGCTTCCTCAATTCCGACCGGCAGAACTGCAACTCGGCGAACTGCCGGTCGAGTCCCCGCTTCAATTCGAAATAATCTTGTCTAGCAGCAGGTTCAAGTTCTGCGGTTCCGCTGACAGCTCCGCCGGGAACAGTCCCATCGGCGCGCACTGCTGGACAACTGGCTTTGATCCGCAGCCGCTTAGTGCCATCAGCAACAGCCCGCTCAAGAGCACTCGTCTCATTCTCTTTACCCGCCTTGTACTCGATGAATGTTTGCCGGATGGCTTCTGTCTGCGCGCGTGACGCGATTAGCTGTTGGTTCACCGCGTCCACGTTCGCGCTGATCGCCGTAGCGGTTGCCAGATCGCGTTCTTGTACATCCGTCTCCCAGCGCAACCCCTGGACGTACCCCGCGCCGACGGCGCCGATCAGAAACGCTAGCGCGTAGCCGTAAGCGGAGTTCATCGACCCCACCGGCTGTAGGTAGAGGCGATCCGGTAATAACTTCCGGGTGGTAGGTAGATCAGACCGGCCATGGTTAAGGCACCGAGTATGGCGATAGCTAGTTTAAAAGCCTTCATGCGAGCACCTTCAGCGCATATTGGTAGCGCGCTTTCCTGTCATCCAGTCCGTTGGTCCCGCCGTTGATCTTTTTAGTCAGGTCTGTGAACTGTGCCCCGTCGGCCAAGTTGTTCAGGTTGCGGGTCGACCAGAACCAAACCGCAGACTTCGCTGCCCAATCCGGCACTTCCAGCAAATCCGGCTTACGCAGCAGACGATCGTCGCCGAACAGTGCTTGGCTCGCTTTGAGGTAGTTCGCCCGGCCGGTAACCTGAATCAGCCCCCGTCCGCAAAACTTAGCGCCGTCACCCGGCTCAGTATTCCCGAGATCCTTTCGCCCGTCGTATTTCGCGAAGTAGCTAGGGCCGCCCAGTTCCTTCGAATAGACCAGTGAGCCGGACTCGTGGCCGATCTGCGCCAAGAAGGCCGCGATACGCAATCTGGTATTGATCTGCCCGCCGGCCATCGCAGCGGTAAGTGCATCGCTCCACTTCGCAGCACGCGCCAAAGGAATATTCATTACTTCGGATAGCTGAGCGGGCGTCATAGTAAGAATCTCGTGGTCATCGGAGGGATCATCTTGGCAACGTTCCCCCTGGCTTTAATCAGCAACCCGAGAACGCAGCCGAAGGCGAGGATCAGCAACGCGTGAACCATCGCGGGTCCGGGTTTGACGATGTTGAAAAGGATCAGGGTGAACAGGCCGACGTTCGCTGCGGCTATGCCTACCGCGAGCATTGAGACACCCCAGCGTTGCCGAGAACTATGGTCGCGGTACACCCACAGTATTAGAAAAGTGGCAAAGTGGATCACGCACTCTACCCAAAGCAGAATAACGTTAAGCTCCATCATTGCCACCCCGGCTTTTGAAAAATGGAATCAGTCCGATAATGGTCTTTATCCACTCTGGCACTGGGCCATCTTTCTCTACCATATAACCAAGTGCTGTAAACACCACGGCGATTAGCGCGGCGACAGCGCCAGCAACGAATAGAGCCCGTTCGTCAAATGGAGGGCCGCCGCCGTACCAGTAGACCCCGCCGCCGTAGCCCATACCGTATGAGAACACGGAGAGCAGAAAGCGTTCCCGTAACGTGGTGGCTTTCGGCGCAGCGAGGAAGAAACAACAACCGATGGCGGCGCCCGCTGCGGCGTACCCATTCACGCCTGCCAGCAGAGCGCAGACCCAAAGGTATGCGTAAAGTTCACATTGCTCCCGCATATCCCACCCCTAATGTGTTTCGGGGATGATACCACGCGCAATCAGGATGGCGGCAACGCGTCGTCGCTCAGGTACATCCGTGGGTCGTAGTTCACCGCTTTAACGCTGCAGGTACGTGTTCCGCTCGGCGACACGTCAGTGATCAGCGCGGGGAACGCCCACGTTGATTCATGCCCGAACTGGATGATCGGCGGCGTGTCGATGTTGCCCGACAAGTCCGGTACGAAGTCCAGGGTTGGGATCGTGAACGTGTAGTCGTCTACGCGCGTCGCATTGTATGGCCCGGAGGCCGAACCATCCAAACGGCGCACAACGACTTTGTAGATTCCAGGTACTGACCAGTCGAGTGGCTGCGACGACTCCAGCGTGACCGGCGGCCCTGCAGTGTAACCGACCACTTCTGCGCTCTGCCCGTATCCTGGCGTCGCAACGCCAAGCGCCACATAGTCGAAGTATGCACTGTTCAACGCGTCAAGCTCCGTTCTGAAACTGTACTGCCGTTGTCGGTAGATATGACCGCGACGCCGACGCATCCCCCACTGCCAAGCTTTGGTGCGGTTACCAACGCCTTCAAGCTTCAGCTTCTCGACTCGCTCGCCGGCGTCGCCAGGTAACCGGCACTCGACCGTTTCATCCTGCTTCGTAACGTGGTCGTAGTACTCCACGTCCACGCCGTCAAAGTCGTCCGGCTGATCCGGCATGGTGAACTCATAAGACAATGGTTCGAGCATGATATGAGGATTGTAAACGTGGTCGAAAGACGGCCCGCGCGGCTCATCACGGACCGGGACCAGTAGGCCGCGATCGATCGTCAGTTCTGAGAAGCCGACGGTCAACGCGTCCAGTAGGTTCGACTTCACCGTCTTCGAATCCATGACGATGCGGTCGTAGGTGTCCCCGCGCGGCGTCCAGCGGGTCGACTCAAGCCGGTCAAGTTCAACCAGGTCGATGTCTGCGGTATCCGAGTAACCTACGTTACGGATGATGTGTCCGACCGCTGCGGATATCTCCCGGGTCGGCTGTGGCGCTTGCCATACGCCGCCACGGAGTACCGGCAGAATCCTGGTGCAGGCCAGGTTCACCAAGCTTTCGCTTTGCGAGGAGATGCGATCACCGCCTCGGATGTCGCAGGTCATTACGGTCATCCCCGCGTAGCTACCAGGCGAAGAGGTCTGCATAAGACCCTTCAAGCGTAACCACATCGTCACGTCGTGGACTTCATCAGGCAGCAGCGCCCCCTGCGGGATGTTCAGCTTCTTCATTCGCACTTCCGGGCGCATCGGGTACGGCAGCACGGCGCGGTGCGTGTTACCGATGGCATCCAGCGAATTGCCGGTCGTAAAGTACGTGGCCGCCGTCCATGCGCCCCCTACTGCCATGTCGCGGTACTCGAAAGAGTAGTTGGCCTGGATAGTGAAGTATTCGCCTTTCGATCCTAACCCCACGATGCCGCTCGGGAAGTACATGTCGAATTCGATATCGGTTACGACTTCGCCTTCCGGGCACGCCGGGAAGGGCCCACGGTATCCACCTTGCAAGTTCGAACTGTCCAAGCGCACTTGGGCCACGTTGGACGAGAGGCTGTCCCACCCGGGCCAGTCGTCATCATCCGCGCCGCCGGCGGTCAACCGTTTAACCTGCAACGCTTGAGCCGAGTAGCTGAGAATGCGGAAACGGAAACCACGGTAGGACATACCCATAACCACGGGGCCGATCACCAAGCCAACGCCCGGGGCACCCCCCTCATAATCCAGCTCCAGGGTCGAAGCCGTTACGTCGGTGACCACGTAGAACCCTTCGTTGTCCCCGATGATCTGAATCTCATCGCCGACTAGGAAGTTGAACTGGGCGATGGGCCCGCTGATTACATCGCGGCCGCCCGTGCCGGTGCCGTCGCTTACCGTGAAGTTGTAGGGTGCCACCGGGTTGATCAGGGTTCCCGCTACCCAGTCTGCAGGGAATGTGCCTACGCCCACGGGGATGCCTACTACGTCGCCGTTGAAGGTGAACACCGACGCCGTGGCGGAACTGGTCAGCTCGGACTCTACGGTCAGCTCAAGACCCGCTGCGCCAGTGTTGCTAGCGCCTACCTCCGGCGCGGTGTACCAGAAAAGGTGCGCGGGCTCGTCGGAGATATCCGCACCGGGGGCGTGGATCGTGAAAGACGCGTCAGCCCCTAGTGTTAGAAGTGGGGTCTGCCCGGTTTTGACGTCTTCCGAATCAATCTGGTAAGAACCCTGGCCGACGCCTAGACACATTTCCGTCCGAGGCTCACGCGGCCCTGCGAAGTACGCACGCGGTGGGACAAGGTAGTCCGGGAAGCGCTGCGGGTTGTACCCGAAAAGTTCCGGCCTCACGTCGTTGATTTTTACCTTGTTGCCCTTACTGCTCCCTTGGTCGAGCGGGTTGCCGCCGCCCTGGCGCGAAGCGTTCACGCCCGGGATTTTCGGCGTCAGTAGGGCAATCGCCGCAGTGGCCGCGAAGATCAAAGCGAAGGTGATGGAAAAGGGGTCGGTGCCCTTCGGCTCACGGTAGATCTCTACTTTGTCTTCCGCAGTGATCTGGGTGGTGCGCCACTGGCGCGGCAGGAGCCGCTCACCGTTCACGTAAAGACTGATCGCCAGCTTGCCCAAATCCGTATCCCGGGAGATGCCATGACGGTACAGCCACTCGGCCATCGTTTGCGGCTTACGGATCTTGTAAGTCTCTTTGCCTTCGTCCGACAAGCGACTGGCGTAAATCTCGATCATGGTTTGTCCCGGTGGAAAGTAACCGTTGAGTGGTCCCGCAGCCAGCGGTGCAGGGGGAGGCATCGCGGCCCCCTGGCCGGATTGATCTCCAGAATCCGCAGGCCATCCGGCGACTCTACCACTAGTGCAACGTGTGTGCAGATGCGGCCGATCATTACCGAAGCGATGGCGCCCGGCTCCGGATCGCACAACTCCATCTGAGAAGACTCGGCTTCGTAGGCCCGGGTGAACTCTCGTGGATCTGTGTTGCGCAAGCTGCCGTATTCGGCCAGTAGTCGCTTTCCTAGTTCCGCATGGCGAACTGTTCTAACTAACGACCAGCAGTCATGTTTGTCCGGGCCGCGCGCACCATCTTCATACGTACAAGAGAGGTATTTATTGAGCCATTCCATCACAGATACCTGAGTGCGGGCGCGAAGGTCGTAGTGTACAACGCGCGCGGCCAGGCGACACCGATCATGTTGTAGTACCCGGTTTGCAACTGCGCCTCTTGTCCTTGGATGGAGCCGGAGAGCAACGTTAAGTAATAAGGCCGTTCCGCCGGGGCGGATAGGTTGGTGTTCAGATACGTCCGGTAAATAGCGGTGACCCTGGCGTTCGAAGATATGGCCGCATCGATCAGACGTGACGCTTCGCCGGTCGTGTTGTCGACGGCGAAGGCCAGGGTTTGGTTCCCTTTGTTGTTCTTCGCGGCCAGGGCGATATCGATGTTCGCACCGATGAATGTAACAGTGCGGGCGTCTTCAGTAACCGCCGTTACGTCCTCGAAGCCGTTACAGATGAACACCGGTTCGGCCCAGGCGTCGCAGTTGAGCTCAAGCGTCCTGATGATCGCATCAAGACGCCCGTTTGCCCCTGCGTTTACTTCAGCGAGGATTTGGCTCATCAGATGATCATATCCAACGGCGTCATCACGACTTGACAGCTGACCAAGTTTCGGTCGGTCGGCGCGTTGTGAATGATGTTTAGCTGCCAGTATGTTCCAGGTGGGCCGTAAACATCGGTGGTGAAGTGGATATTATCGCCGTAAGGGTTCACGCCAAAGCTCTGCGAAACACCTTTCCAGCGGTTGCCGGCGGACGTTTCGATCTGCGCAGAAATAGCCTTTGCCACCGCGTCGGCGGAGTCGATAACGATATCGACCTCAATCCGCATTTTTGAACAGCCGTTAGGCATATTCAGTCGGGTAGGGTTCGCGGGTACGAAGGCACCGGCCACCATGTCGTATTCCGGCGTCGTGCTAAACGACACGATGTTATCGACACTCCCATTGTCGAGGTTTTGCGTTGTGCGGATAACCCGAGTGTTTCGCCCGTTGATCAGGTACGGATACAGGCCGTCCGGCATGAATGGGCGAAGCGGTGTGTAGGCGCGCAGGTCCGTGATGATGTTCCGCGCGTCCAGTTTGAAATACTCGCTAGCGAGCTTGCCGGTCGTGCCTTGGAACGCCGCGAAATAAGCGGCCAGGTCCGTAGAAGAAATGTTCCTGATAAGCGGGCTGCTAACCTGGCCGCTGTAGTCGCCGAAGGTCATGCTATTCGGAACTTGACCCTGGATACCCATGATGCAGGCGTTAGGGTCATCGCTTGGGCCACAGAAGGCTAGGCCGCCCGTTACGCTAACCTCGGTCTTGTTCCAAGGGAAGGACACGTCAGGTACTGCCAGGTGGTCGACAATCCGCATACCGCCGAACTCGCCGCCCCAACGCACGTCTTCGGAGATGAAGCTGCCCCAGTTGTCTACCCAACGGATGTTGGCTGGGCGATCTACTCCGTAGGTGCCGACCGCAGGGATACCGAAGCCACGATTAATGAACAAGCGGGTTTGCGCACCCGGGTCTGTCGGAGTCGCGCCACGGTTGTTGATCGATGCCGCGCTGGCGTCCAGGTTAGTCGAGTCAGCTTGCAGCCATGGGTCGTTGATCACCATGCTGTCGAAGCAGTTATCAAGTATGCGGCGGCAGGAAATCCAGCGGCAGTTGCTCATGGTGCCGTTGGCGGACATGTGGGTCCACACGCCGCCGGTTGCTTGAGTCTTGACAGCGTAGCTGCTCGACAAGAAGAACTGGCAGTGATCCACCTCGAACATTGACGAGTTGATGTTGTCGTTGTGTACGCGCAGCTGGTGACGACCGCCAACGAACTGCATCCCAGACATCTTGAACTGATACAGATCGATGTCGAAGATGTCGGCGTCAGGATCGTCCTGTTTGATGATCGCGGAATCACCAGCGATTTCGAGATACGGTCCCCAGTTGATCGCGGCTGTAACCCGGTAAGTGCCGGTCGGGAAATAAGCGATTGGCGAAGTGCCGGAATACGCAGCAGTCAAGGCGCCGGAAGTGGTCAGGCCAAATTGGCTTTGCGCGATGATGTAATCGGCCAGGGCTTGAATTGCCGCCGTATCGTCGGCGATGCCGTCCCCCACAGCGTTAAACGGGGCGTCCTTTACGCTGACGTGCTCGGACAGCTTCTGAAACAGCGTACGGTCACCGAAGCCGATTATGGTCGTGCCGTCCGATGCCGCCAAAGCTTGCCGCAATGACGCGTCGCCAGTCGATACGAACTTCGGCTGATCGATTACCCAGTTGTTGACGGTGGTGTACGGGAGCGCTAGCGCAGGGCCGGGCCGCCAGAATTCGCCGTCCTTCGACATGATCTGGTTAGGACGCGTGAAGGTCAGCTCGCCAACGTCGTCATAGTCACCGATGAACTCGTACCCGCTAGCGAGCAGGAAGTTCTCGAAATCGAGTTCGATCCCCGCCCACGACTTACGGACTACGCCGAAGCGGTCAACCCATGTGACCGGCGTACCGTTTACCGCGTCGTCCAGGTTGGAGGCGTTGTTGTACAACACCTTGACTTCGGTCGACCCGAGTGGGAACTGCGATGTTGGGTACGTGTTCGCCATTACGCGGCCCCTTCAGTGAATCGGCTTTTCAGCAGAACATGACATTGCTTGATGAAGTCGATGTCTTCCTGCGGCAAAGGTGGCATCGGCGGTTCCATGATCGCCAGGTGCGCGTTCACCGCGTCCATGACAACCTGGACATCGCCGTCGAGCGTGATGGCGGTCCGGTGCCATGCGCAAGAAAGCTCGGCATTGTCCTCCACCATGAGGAGGCCAAGTTTAATCTGCAACAGGCCGGAGCGATGCAACTCTGGTTGTTCAAGCACTGTTTTTCTGTAGATCATCGTGTTCACCTTAAGCGGATGCGAAGTTGCCGCTGAGAAATATGCTTTTCTGAGTGCCGCTCGCGGCGTTTGCCTGAGTAAGAGTCGCCGTTGTCCCGGCCGCTACGTTCATCACTTCAAATTGTACGTTGGTCGAAACCACCAGTCCGACAATCTGTGGTGTAGCGACAGCCGACACTACGCCGGTCCAGCGGTTTAATGTCACCGCCGGAGCGCCCGCAGCGGGGGCCAACGGTAGCCCGCTAACCCGAAGAGTCCCGGTTGCCGTGGTGTACGTGAAAGTAGTCGTAGTCACAGTACCTTCGTACATGAACGCTCGGCCAATCTTTGTGTACCTGCCACTTTGCGAACTGTAGACGACGTTAAGGTCCCCCGGAGTAGAGAAGGTAATCCCCATCGTCCAGGTTCCTTCCTCGTAATCGTCGAGCGTGTTCGGGTCCGCCGAAGGAACCTGCGTAGAGGGGAACGCAGCCTGCCCACCGGTAAGGGTCAGTAGACCGGATACTGTCGGGGTAACCAGTGCCAGCGCATCCGGCAGTGTCAACGTCGGATTCCCAGAGACGCCGTCACCATTCGTCACGGTTACTTTGTTCGCGGTGCCAGTCAGCGTTCGAGCAGCAGCGGTGCCAGCGCCCGTACGGGCCAGGAGGCCATTGGTGCTAATCCCGGCGAGGGCGGTTAAATCTGCGTCGTATGCCTGGACGTTGGACCCGATGGCTACACCTAGAGTGGCGCGGGCGTCTGCCGCAGTGGCAGAACCGAGAAAGGTACGGATAAACGTCTGCCACGCGCTGAGGATCGCCGTCCTGAGCTGGGTACGGGTTTGCTTGCGTCCTTGTACTGCTTGCTCTACTAGGTAAAGGTCATCTTCAGTGCCAGCCTGTGCGGGCGGCCGCTGAGATAGAATTTCGCCGTCAGCCATAATTAGTCCCCCATGATAATTGGTATGCCTTCTTCGTACAGCGCCGGGACGCCGACCTCAAACAAAAGCGGTGTTCCAGCGGCAGCAGACGCTAAAGGCCATTCGCGGTTCATGGCGTAATCGAAAATCTCAGGGTTCAGCACGAACGATGGTAGCAATTCGGCCCACCCTGGCGGTAGCAATGCCCTGTTACGCAATTCGCATGTAGTTCGGTATCGCCAAAGTAATTTCCCTGTCAGCTCACCGCCCACAGGTACTTCGGTAAACCGTATCTCATGTTCGTTATACCCCATCGGGCTAAGAAGCGTCATCGTGAACCAGCCGGCGCCTACAACCTGCGCGGCCCACGCTTCGAACAACATGGCCTGTGGCCCGGTCATGATCCAGCTAAGCGACACCATGGCCGGAGCGTTCGGGAACTCTATGCGCTGCCGGGCGCGACCGCTATCCATCGGCGTACGCCGGATATTATTGACCGGCGTAAACCCATAGTTCTCCCGCAGAGGGCAGGGCAGCCCTTCCGGGTAGACTGGAATCGCCATTAGCGGCCTACCCGGTCAAAGCCGAACACGTTGCTGATTGCCTCTCGTGAACGACCGTCTGCAAAGAGGTCCGCTACGAATACATCGATCATCTTTTCACCCTGATCACCGGTGCGCTCTTCGGATTGTCCGGCGCGCGATGCGTCTTCGATCAAGTTTACCGTAGTGTTGCCCGTCCCGGTTGGGGTTTTCATATCGTTTAGCGTTTTGTCCAGCTTAGCGCTGGTCTGCGCCGTGGTCACGCGTTCCCCTTTTTGGAGCAGCCAAGTGCCAGTCTGCGGTACAGAATCTATGCCGTCGTGCGCCATACCGGCTAGACCTGCGATCTGCGAGGACAGGCCTCCAGCGAAGGCCAGGGCAGAGGCAGCGGCTGCCGGCGCGGCGAGCGGCCCGACAACGGGGATCGCAGCAGTGGACGAGAACGCGTTAAGGCCGGCGGAGATTGCTTGCGCCGCAGCGTACTGGATAAGCA